CGATGGCGATTCGCGTATGGCAAGGTAAATGGTCGAAGTTGCGCGATAAGTGCTAAATCTCACCTGTTTCCAATGAAATACTTAAAGGTCTGTTTGAAGCAAAATCGGGAAACGCACAGATTGTCGCCGGCCGGAAAGGACGTCATGCAGTACGTGGATAAGGCCCTTGACCATATGTATCGATTGATGGGCGTAACCAAGTTCCAACATGTGCGAGCTCCATTAACCTTTGAGGGTGTAGAGTCAGCGTATGTAGGGGCTTCCGCTGGATTAAACGCGGGTCCAAAAAGAGTTATTCGAGTGGGCGGCGTTTCTGTGTATGTCTCTACGATGGGAAAGAAATTTGAAATGAGTGAGCACGACTTAGCCGCAGTTTTGTCTTTTCTTCGAGAAGGTAAAGAAGTGACGATATATTGGAATATAACAGCCAAGACGGAAGTCTTCTATAGTTGGTCAAAGCAGGAAGACGATGAGAAGTATTCTGCTTGGCAGGATAAGTGTCGAGTCTTTGTGATTCCATCATCCGTTTTTATCCTATTGGAGCGTATTACTCAAAACATTCGTATGGCTCTGGAGCGTGGACCTGCTATACGTATTGGTCATAAGTGGGGTCGGGGGGGTATGGACACGGCAGCTCGGTGCCTTTTAATAGACATACTCTCTTGTTGGGATCCGGTGATTTGTCAAGCTGATGTTGACGCATTTGATATGAGTGCTCATTCAGTAATGGTAAACTTGTATTTTAGTTATACTCTTGTGCATGAGGACCCAACAACTCCGGACTTTGAGTTGAAGAAACGTATAATCAGATTTTTGATTAAGAACATTGTAGCACGGCTGACTCACTTCTTTGGACAAATATGGGTGATTCAGCGAGGAGGCGTTCCTTCAGGATGCTTTGACACTTCCCATATGGATTCTTGGATAATGTTAATGTATTTCTGTTTATTCTGCGTCTATCAGATAATGACGTCTCCAATAGAGCATCGAGTAGAGCTAGAGAAACAGTTTATCGTCATGATTCGTATAATGGTGTATGGAGACGACCATAACTGGAATAAGGGAAAACAAGGTTCCCTGGCTTACACGTATTTTGGATGTGAGCAATTTGCAAAATTTATGTTAGATAAATTTAGTGTAGTTCTTAGAGACAGAAGGGATGGTATTCCTTTCTGTAGTACACATGTGAATGGGTGGTTAATAAAGCCAGGCTCAGTGTTCCTGAAGCATTACGCCGTTTTGAACAGAAATAAAAGACCAGGTCAGTCTGTTTTTCTGCCTTATCGAGAGACTCGAGAGTATTTTGCTCGGGCAATCTGGGGTAGAGTGCCAAAACCTAGGGACTTGTTGGACGTATTACTGTCAGTCTTAGGACACGTTTATGGGACTCATGGATCAAATTATGATGCCTATAAATCGCTTAAATTTCTGTATGAGGCCCTGTTGCGACGAATTCCGCGGGGAATAGAGACAATAGGCGATGCTTTAGATCGTATGGATCGGACTGATATAAAGAAGATGCGACAGCATGGTATCTCTGTTGATGACCTTAAGTCTGGTTTTCCTAATTGGGATAATCTTCAATCTCGCAATGTTTATGACGCTGAGTATCAAAATACTACTAGAGGTATTGATGAAGATTTGTCGGAATGGGATGGGGCATGGTGATAGTGG